CTTGAGAACCGCTTCCGGTAGCTCCTTGAGCACCAGCGCTACCCGCATCACCTTGATCTCCAGCACTACCCGCAGCGCCTTGAGCACCAGCACTACCCGCAGCGCCTTGAGCGCCCGCAGCGCCTTGAGAACCGCTTCCGGTAGCTCCTTGAGCGCCAGCGCTACCCGCAGCGCCTTGAGCGCCAGCACTACCCGCAGCGCCTTGAGAACCGCTTCCAGTAGCTCCTTGAGCACCCGCATCACCTTGAGCGCCCGCAGCGCCTTGAGACCCGCTTCCAGTAGCTCCTTGAGCACCAGCGCTACCCGCATCACCTTGAGCACCCCCGCCGCCTTGAGCCCCACTACCTGTAACACCTTGAATCCCTTGAGCGCCTTGAACACCTCCAGCGCCCTGAGCACCTCCAGCGCCTTGAGCACCAGCACTACCCGCATCGCCTTGAGCGCCTGAAGACCCTTGAACTCCACCATCACCTTGAGCCCCTTGATTACCTGTATCTCCTTTGTCTCCCGTGCGAGCAAAAGTAATTAATATATCTTCGTCGTTAGAAAATGGAGAAGTGTCCGAACTGTCTACTGAGGCAATTGTCAATTTAAAATAACCAACCTCTTCCGAAACAGCAGATACCGTAAAAAGCAAAAATTGAGAAGAATCCAGTTTATTAGAAATTTTAAAATGACCCTTTATAGTAGACGTAGAATCATCAATGGTACGCATATATGTCTGAATATCCGTACCGTTAACATCTGTATCGTCTATATATAATCGTGTAGCGGTATTTTGATTTGTATTATTTAATTTTAATTCTCCTGCTCCGGGGTCAGAGTCGGCTGTCCCTGTATTGAAATCATACTCGAAAGTTATGCCTCCAAAATTACCATCGTTACCCTGATTACCCTGACTCCCTTGAGCGCCTTGAGCACCCGCATCACCTTGATTTCCTTGAGCGCCTTGAGCTCCTTGTTGGGCATAACCTACTTCACCTTGGCGACCTTGAGCCCCATCGTTCCCCTGAGTACCTTGGAGTCCTGTACTACCTTGAGCTCCTGAGCCTGTTGGACCTTGATGTCCTTGATACCCTTGAGCACCTGATGTTGCAGCCGCGCCAGCGGTTCTTGTGATTACAAATTCACATTCGCTAGTAATTGTATCAACTGAGCCTGAGCCATCTGCATCGTCCATCCATGCAAATACTTCAATATAATCACTAGAGGAAAGCTCAAGGGCGGTATTGATTTGCAAAGTTTTTTCATCACCATAACTACTACCCCTACTGTATGCAGAACATCTAGTTTGGGTTACCTCGGAGCCATTCTTAAAAATTGCTGCTCTTGGAGAAGCTCTGTTACTTCCTGTATTATCAAATCCAATTGTAACATTTATCCGAAAGATGCCATTAGCGGTTACTGTTACCCTCCCGTTATTTGTACTGGTGGAATGCGAAAATATCGCCGCCTTAGAAACTGTATTATCGAAACCAATAGAAACTCTATTAGCGTAACTTACATTAATATCTTCGGTAGCGGATGATTTATTTAGATTACAATAATCAAGGCTTCCTCCTGCCGCCCCTTGATTTCCCTCATCGCCTTGAAATCCTTGATGCCCCCTGTTGCCTTGGACCCCTTGACTTCCTTGATTTCCTTGATTTCCTTGGTTGCCTTGGTTACCTTGGTTTCCCTGCGCTCCATCCGACTCCCCTTGAACCCCTTGAAATCCTTGCTTACCTTGAATACCTTGATCACCTTGTGGACCTGAAGCTCCTTGGGAACCCGCCGCAACAGCATTAATTCCCCCGCCCCCCGAAGTAGTAACGGCAGCCGTTGCTCCCCCTCCGGTTTGTATGGGTTCTATATGAGCCATATGAAATTAATAATTATATTGACCTTTAGTAACCTCGGGGTAAACGCTGAATTTACCCTCCACCGCTTTTTCTACAAACTGATCTACTCCAGAACCACTATAAATTTCTACTCCATAAACCCCCTGACAAATTGGTAAGTCTTGAGTTTGAGAAGCGTAAAGAAGAACTTGAAAACGCCCACTATCTAAAAATCCGGAAACTCCCGAAGGTTTTAGGTCAATGAGAATTCCAGTATCACCATAATTTAATTTAGCAATTCCACTAACTTTATAGCCATTATCCCCACTTAAATTATAAGGAGTTCCTCCCGCGTTTGAGACATCGAAAGTTACAGAGAATTCGGAGCCTTGAGTAACGTTAAAATTATAGGTGCTGGCCATACACCTACTATTACACCATTATTTTGGTTATAATATATAAATTATCTGCCTTCTTTCAAAATTTTTATCACTTCAGGAGAAACGCTACTTTTTTCTTTAAAAGAATTAGTATCTTGAGCGGGGGTTTGTACATATTTAGCTTTATGCAACATAAACTCTTTCATAAGCCTTTTTACTAACTGTTCTCTATTGTCCACCGGAATAAGTCCCATTTTTTGAGCATGAGCATGGATATCGGATTTAGTCATTTCTTTTAAGAGTTGTCTATACTCCTCTTCTCTGAAGTGACCATATTTACTAGTTCCCGTATCGCCCCAAACTTGATCTAAAGTGGAAGGACGGGTTTTCTCTTCTTTTGCATGAGTTTGAGATAATTCTTCTAAATTATCATTCTTTTTAGAAGTAGTAGCTCTCTTTTTTCTTGGCATGATTTTATATTAATATTTTTTTTGTTAAAAATCAAGTAAAAAAACCCCCACCTTTCGGTGGGGGCTTGTTTAATTTTAGTTAAGTTGAGGTTTAGGACTCAAGATTAACACCAACAATGGCACGAGAATCGAGACATACACGACCCTCTTCCAAGAAGCCATAGAAGCCCATCTTCTCCTGACGAGCAGCGTAGAACTGATCATCGGGAATAGCGGTAAAGGTTTCTCCACCTTCGCCACGAGCCACAGGACGAACAAATGCGCCCTTGCTATTGTCAATACCAATAACAGTTGCATCAGCCGCGCCAACAGCGCCGCCAGCGGCCCCATCAGCTTCCTTGTAAACGGTTGCACCAGTAAACTCAGCTAAGAGAGTCTGATACTTCTCGCTTGCGCCCAACTCTAACAACTGATGGATATTAACTCCAAAGATGGAGGCTAATCCAGCGTTGCGATAGATGTCGGTACGAACTTCGTCAGGAAGATCGGTTACGGTAGCTCCAGCGGTAGAACCGCCAACTGCGTTATACGCAAAGGAACGAATGTCTCCAACCTGAACTGGTCCGAGATACAAATCGGTTAATCCTTTGCTGTAAGCTTCAGCGGGAGTACCACCAGCGTAAGACTCATTCACACGAGCAAGTCTCATCATCATATCGTTCAAGTCCTGCAACGAAAAAGCAGCAGCGACACCGCCACCGGGAGCAGCAGTACGAGAAGTCATAAGGTGAGTATTGCCGCCAGTATCAGCTTCGGCAAGAGCCTTAAGAATAACAGCCCACGCATTACGATCTTGCTTAACAAGAATTTCGTTGGCCATTCTCTCTACAGCTTTGCTTACAACATCTAAACGAGCCTTACGAGCGTAACGTTTGCCCAAGCTAACAGCGCTGTCCAAACGATAAGTCGCAATCTTCATTTCCTCTAAACCGGAAACATGGGAGGTCGGAAGACCACCAGCAATATTCTGGCTCCAAGTTTGAATGATATTTACGCCTTCATTGTAATAAAGGTCCAAAGGATAACTCGGATTGTCATCCTCATCATACGGTGCGTCCGTGTAGATACCTCCAGCAGTATTGGCGTTCATAATCACTTGTCGAACCACTGGTCCGAGAAACGCCGCAAAAGCTTCAGATGCTTCACGAGCTACCGCAGGGTCTTTCGAGCCCATCGCTTTGATGAGTTCTACCTGTTCTGGGGTATTTTTTAATTTTAATCTCATAATAATTTTCTCCCTCTATAATTAGAGTTCAAGTTTGAAAAGTACTCCCGAGCTAGTGGAATCCACAGAGCCCAAAGCATGACCCACAACTTTACCAGCAGAGCCAGCGGTTGTAGTCAACATTCCATCGGTTCCGATGTACAACTTCGCGCCAGCCGTAACGGTCTGAGCAGAAATAGTATCACCGCTGTACAAGAAGACACCTTTGGTGACCACAGGAACAGCTTGACCACTCAAGACACATTCCATTTCAGCAACCTTGCGAGGATTATAAAGTAATTTCTCGCCGTTCTCATCTTCTTCTCTCACGTCATAAAGCAACATGCCCAATGGGTCAGCGGAGCCCGAGCTCGCGGTGTTAACCGAAGCAGCAACTCCATAACGTTGACTCACTGTGTTGTCGTATGCTTTACCAGCAGCCCCAAGCATATTGTTGGGTTGATCATCGGCATTCCAGCCGTTTCCTACAATATCCACGAATGTGCCTTTTAACCCCGGAATAGCTCCGCTATAGTTAAAAAGGTTAATCACATCATGCTCATCGTAATCCCTAAATGGTTTTAATGTACAATTAGCCATAATAATTAGTTTCCTATAATATGTTTATTTTTTAGTATTGAATTTCGAAATTATCGATTTCGAATGCATTTTTATATCTATCAGCCAGCGTCGGCTCGGAAGCCTCTGCGGTGGTAGGTAAGGTAGAAGCTTCTACTTCTGCATTATCCAAAGTTTCTTCTAGAACTTGAGTAGCTTCTTGCTCTTCGGGTGTAGCCGAGGCAACAACCTTCTCAGTCTCTTCAGACGCTTTAGTGTCTTTTTTCCAATCCACTTCGCCTTCTTCGTCGGCGGTTTCCTTGCGTTTTGGTCCTTTACCGTGATGACCTTTTTTCTTACGATCAGCATCAGGAATATCACCTTTATTACCGCCGTACTTTTGGCGACTCAAAAGGACTTCCATCTTCTTGGCGTAAGCGTCAAAATCTTCATCGCTCATATCTTTGATATCTGTAGCGATAATGCTTCTGTGCTCGTCATCAAGCTCATATTCAGAATCAAAAGAAGCCATTCTTTGGTTGAATTTATCTTCCGCAGCTTTAGCTTCTTGTTCTGCCTTTAAGGTCTCAAGCTCTTCAGAAAGTTTAGCCATTTCGTCTTTAACTTTAGAATGCTCCTCAGTTAAAGTCGTGGCGCTTTCTTCAGCCGCTTTCAACTTGGTTTCAGTTTCTTCTTTTTGGGCTACGAATTTCTCCGAAGCCTCTTGAAGTTTGTTCTCAATGAAATCCGTTACAACAGAAGCGGAAATCTCTCCTGCCTTAAGGGACTCATCGGTGATCTCTTCAATCTTCGTGATTTTGTCCATAATATCAATTTCCTTATTATTTAATACATCCTTTTGAGCAGAATGTGAACTATTTTCTTTATTTTTTGACGATTTTTCCTCGTTATCTACAACTTGACTTTGAGGGCTTACTCTAGTAGTGGCTACACCCATCACATCAGCAGCAGGAGTTTGGGTAAGCCCAATCCCCAATGGCACGACGTTGTCAATAACTTGTCGATAAACTCCACAACCATTGTCTAGTTTACCTGAACCGCCAAATCCTTTTAAAGAAGACTTCAATTCTTCAAGCTCGGAGCCTTCTTTTATAATTTTTGCTGTTTCTATATTTTTTTCCTCACCCTCTAAAACAACAATGTTATATTTATCAAATCCTAATTCCCAACTAGCAGAAATTTTTAAATAATCTTCACTAGTAGGGTCGCTGGCATTTTCAATCATATCAGCCAGTTTACTATTAACTACTTTCCATACTACTCCACCTAAAGTTATATTAAATGGACCCTTTAGCTCCTTCGCCTCGTCTTCAGTAAGGACTTTATCACTTCCAAATTCGCTAAAACCAGTAGCTAATATCACTCCTACCACTCTGTCTCTATTATGCTCAATGTTAATAGGTTTATTGATAAAATTTTTATGCATAGCAATAGCTGTCGGAGTATCAACTACATCGCCATTTTTATTTACTCGATTCACGACGCAAGCGTTAAAAGCAATTGGTAGTAAATCAAAATCTTTTCGAGTATCTACGTTAGGAACAAATTCTCCTATTTCAAGGAGGCTTGCCATAGCCAAATACTTGTCTTTCTCCTCTGAAACTAATGCTTTTATTTCAGAACTAAAAATGGTGGTATAAGAATGTTTCACAATTTTATCGAGTCGCACTTTTGTAATAAGTTGCTAAAACTGAGTAATCAGTTTGTGTGCTATCTAGTCCAACGTACAGACCGCTGGTGGAAGTAATTTTTAATCCAGCGGTAAAATTTAAACTCTCTACACTTTCTCCGTTATCACTTGATTTAATATAGAGAGTCATAATTTTTGTGGGTCCATCATAAAATGACATATCGCCATCAGAGTTTTTACTTACGATAAGATCAGTGACGATAATATTTGTACTGGCGTCTCCAGAGATAAGTTCTGCTGCGGTATTAATATTTGTATTTAATTTGGTAGCGTAAGACGCGCTATTAGGTAATCCATCCGCTCTAAATGATCCATATTCTGCCATTTTAAAAATCTCCTATTTTAATTAGCGTGACACGCGCACATGCAAGGCTTGTCACTCTTCTCGTTTTTGGTGCAATTACAATTGTCACATTTTTCTTCTTCTTCTTCTTCTGAAGGAGGGTTCGTTACTTTGCCATTACATTCGTGCTTGAAATTTTTCATAATTCAAAATCTATAAATCCTAAAGAACTTTCATTATCGTCTAAATATAACTCTTCTATATTTTTAAAATCATAATTCAAATCATAAGCATCAATGTCAGCCTTAGTTTGAATAAAGTCTTCCGTAGAGGGAACCAAATTCTGAGTTAAATCTAGCTCTCCTTCGTATGTTGTATTAGAACTAGAAATTTTCAAACTAGCGAAACTAGAATCTCCCCCTTTTAAAAGTCGTAAGTACGTATTTACTCTAGCCATCGCCCATTGCCCTTTTGTCTCGCACACTTCGGGAACTTCAGCGAAAACATTTCCTGCTGCTCGTCGATAAACCTTTTTAAGTTGTTTTAGGGTGACTTTGTTTTCGGAAGCTTTATTATGAATTTTCATTTTCTGCTCTAAAGCCTTCACGACATTTACAGAAAATTTTATATTATCTTCATCCTTTAAAATCTCCAAAGATTCTTCCCATGAGAAATCTTGAATATCATGACCTGATATGCCTGTGGATATAATTTCGTATTCAATTTTCTTCATGTCGTATTAAAAGATACACTAAAATAATAATATTTATGAAAAAAAACAAATATTTTTTCAAAAAAAATAACCGTACCCCCGAAAGGATACGGTCTGATATATAAGATATCTTTTAAATTATCTTATTTCTTCTTTGTTTCAGCGACTTTTACATCTGCCTTAACAAAAGGAACCGTGACTGATGCCCCTTTAGTGCTTGCAGAAGCCCCAAGATACGAGTCTTCATTAGCCTGTGGACCAACGGTTAATGTGCTGGCACACCCCATGCCCAAAAAGGCTGCGGTAATGCCCATCAATAATACTTTTTTAATATTAATATTAGTTTTCATGACTTTTAATACCTACTTGGTAGGTGCTGTATATATTATACTTAATTTGAATCAAAGAGAAGAAAAAAATTATTTTTCTTTATGAGCCTGTTCGAACTCTCGCCTAATTCCGCTTAGAATCTGCAAGGCGTAAAAAGCCACTTTTTTATCATGATGAGACCCTTTGGAGAGACCCTTATAATATGATTCTTTTTTCTTTAAAATAATATCTATTTCGTGTAAGGAAAAATTGCTCATATTATATAATAATACACAAAAAAAAGAGAAACCAATTAAGGTTTCTCTGTGATCTATTATTTATATTAAATATAATTTAATCTTCAGTAGGAAGTCCTCCCGCATACCACCCTTCTGGCAATTTCACTTTATTTTTGGATAAAACCCATTCCCCGTTTTTCTGTACATAAATTTTACCAGAAACATCGGGGCCAATTCTAACCAAATTAGCCTGAGTGTCAACAAAGACAACGCGAGTAGAACCACATCCCAATAAAAATAAACTAATCAGAATTAGAAGTAGAATCTTTTTCATTTTTTAATTTTTTCTCTTGTTCTTGTATTCTTTTTCGCCATTTATCTTTTAAGCTTTTTGGCGTAGCATCCGCATCACTTGCCTTAGTATCTTTTTTTACTTCGGCAGATAACCACTCTAAGAGGGCTTTAAAGAGAGCCGATAACCAAGCCATTTTAGCTTAACCTTGTTTTTTAGCGAGACCTCTGGAAACAGTATATCCCAAAGCTGCGGCAGCGGAACAGATGAATCCGAATACCTTGTCTGCATTTGAACCACCGTCTGGGTCCACGATTCCTGCTCCCCATGCGAGGGAAGCTAAAGTGACACAAACAGTTACCCAAAACTCGGTGCTTTTCCAACCGGGTTTTACTTCTTTTGTATTTTTAGTAGCCATAGCTGAAGTAATATACACTTAAAAAGGTCGCAAGCAAGTTATAAATCTCCTAATTTTTTAAGTTCCTCTAACTTTTTATGAGGTCTCTCTAAGCCACCGATTACTGTAAAAACATTTAAAATTGGTTGATCCCCGCTATAAATACCTCTATGCACAATACTATTAGGTTTTAACATTCTTGATAATTGGTCAAAGGCTTGATCTAAATAACTTTGAGGTATATTAGATAATTGCTCATTTCCTCCAATAATAATTGCGGCAGCGGAATTGCCAGAGCTCAAATTTATACCACCGGATAACAAATTATTTTTTAAGTTTTCTCTAATGGCTCTAGCGATACTCACTGAATCACTCCATTCTTTCACAGGAGACGCGCCAAATACTATTAGTCCCGTATCTAAAACCTGTTTGTAATCATTAGAATCAAAAGAAGAATAAGTACTATCTTTCGAAGCTGTATGATTAAACAAATGGAAAAGCCCCGCCATACTCTTGTTAGCCACGTTCCAAAACTCTGAAACGACAAGATTAGGATATAATTTCCCTATCTTCTCGTTATCTATAATAATCAAAGGAGAAACAATTCCTTGGTCCACTAAATCATATACCTTACTTAAAGTATCGGCAGCGTTGGCATTAACCCTTTTTCCTTCAGAAGCTTTAGGTAAAGCTAATATAACTCCTACTTTTTTAGAAGAGGAAGAGGAGCTAGTGGCTGTAAGCTCTACCGCTGATTTAACGGCGGGCACTACTGACCCGGCTCCCGTACCACCTCCCGCGCCAGCGCACACAAAAATTCTATCGACCTCATCTCCAAATGAGCGTTTCATAAAATCAAGAATATCTTCACCATTCTCTGTGTAAGCTTGGGTGGCAACGTCAGGAGCTTTTCCCGCTCCCCCTTCTCCAAAGCAAAATTTATTTTCAATGTCTATTGAATTTAAATCTTGTTGAGCGGTATTGATCGCGCATACTCGACGATACCCCATCTTATGAAAATTCTCGGCTATTCTAGAGCCCCCTTGTCCAGCGCCTACAAAAGCAAATTTGAAAGCTCCCTCGATCTTGTCTTCAACCAAATTTTTAGTATTGTCTTCTTCGGTTGGGGGAATAAGTAAATCAGGCATAACAATGTCGGTAGGGGTTTCCCCGTACCCCACACTCTTTATATGATTTTCTTCTTGGGAAGATTCTGGATTATTAATTTCTTCGCTCATAATGTTTATTTTTTAATTTTTTCACTAGAAAGACTAGAAGCTAAAATACTAGCTAAATAAGTATCAATTCCATGAGTGGCCGCTATGTCCACCACTTTTTTAACTCTTTCTGTATTGGAGTCCACTGGGCTTTTGCAATATTTTTTAACTGATTTAATCCACTCCGGGGGTTGTTCGTTGGAAATTATAACAGTGCAAATTTCTGCTGCAATCTCTTTTTGTGATTTATTTAATCTCTTTAATTTATTGATTTTTCTTAACTCAGCTTGAATAGAAGTTTCTAATTTTTGAGCAAGAATCATATTTTCTTTTATTTTATCTAAACTAAATCCAGATGTTTCTCCTCCCCCAACAGGTGTGGTTTTTCTATTTTCTTGAGGGATTCCAGAAGTACCGTCAGGTCTCCCTGCTTGCTTAGGAATTTTTGTAGATTTTTCTTTCTTTTCGTCGCCCTCTTCCTTTTCCTCTACTTTTACAATGGGCGTTCCTCCCACTAATGGAGAATAAAGACCTTCATTCTTGTACTCTAAGAACTCTTTTTGATTTTCCAAAGAATCTTCTTTATCTGGTAATCTTCCTGTCTCAATAGCTGTAATAGCTTCTTGAGGAGTTAAGATGCCTAATTCTAACAATCTTGAGTAAACTCTATCCTTTAAGACGCTATCTTGAAGAGACATTTCTTCAAAATAGGGAGTAGGGTAATTTTTAAAGCCCAAGTCTTTAGCTATCCTCTTTACCTCTGGGATTAAAAAATTATTTAGAAACGACTCTCTACCTTGCTGAAGGCGAGAAACAAATACTTTTACTTTGCTTTCTTGATTAGAAAATTTTTCGCCGCCAACTAATATATTATTTAATCCATTATTAATATCTCTATCAAAAATTTCGTATTTTTTAGGGTCTAATAACTCGGCAATTTTTGGCACAACGAATTCCGCTTTAGTTGTATAATCCGAAATCAAAACTCTGCCTACCGATTCATTTTGAAACAACGACTGCATCGCTTGCAAATTTCTCTGATTAATACCTCCCTTTTCGGGATCAGTGCCCATTGTAACCAATAAAATTGCTTGTTGCATACAGCGACCAATCGCCATATCCATTTTTTTGAGTTCGTCCTTAAAACTTATATCTCCTAATACTGGATAACCCATTGGAACCGCAAAGGGCTCATAATCTTGCTTCTTATAAAACACGGCTTTTATTTTGGACATATCCAAAGGAATCTGAACCGCCGCGCTTCTTTTTGTTTTTATTAATTCTTTCGTTGCTTTATCGAGAGAGTCGAAAATTTCCTTATCCTCTTCAGTCTTGGGGTTTTTTAATCTTTCTAATTCGTAAGCTGTTACTAATTTATAATATGTAGGCGCATTAAAAGATAAGGTTCCCGTCATTCTTATGTCGGCGGGATTAAGAAGCATGTAAGATGAAGGAATCGTGTTGCTACTTTTTAAATTAAAAGCTTCAGTCCCAAAAGTTTGGGTAATTTTATTTATTTCGTCAGTGGATAGTTTAGCATCAAATCTATATATAAAAACATTCCCAGAGCGATAATACTCACGAAAAAACTTGTCTTGAAAATCCCAAATATTTAATCTATTTAATAAGGCTGAAAAAAAGTTTCTAGCCTTCTTGCTTCCTCCTCTAAAGTAAATAGTTCCTAATGAAAATTCAGTCATTAAGTCGATTACATTTCTAAACTGAGAAAAATTGTAATAAGCTTTTTGACATAAGATTACCGCGTCTCTAATATCTAAGCTTTTCGCGCCTGAATTTCCATATTGATAACTATACCTAAAGGGTACTAAGCCGTCGTCAATGTTCTTATACTTATCAGTTCTTTCGATAAGAGAAGCTCTGTTTTTACGAGTAGTCGTAGTGCTGGTTCTAACATTGGCCGTACTTTCGTAAGCCATTAAAGGGGTAGTGTCGTCGCCCACCTGTTTCTTCTTGGAAGCTGTAGCTCGTTTGGCTGGCGCTTTAGCTGTTTTAGCGGTAGCTTGTTTCGCGGATTGCTTTTTCGGTGTTTGACTCATGACTTAAAAATATTACACTTTTAGTTGTACATTTGCGGTAAAAAGGTGAAATTTGTTTGGTCTTCTTTCATATTATTCATTTCACTATAACATTTAAGACCCCAATTAGCGAGCATAAGAGTGGTATAATTATCTTTTCTGGCTCTATTGGCAGAAGTACTTCTCTTCAAATGCTGGGGTAAATCAAAGGTTTGCGTACCTTTAGCTGTGCTTTTTACCTCTACCAAAGCACATTGCTTTTTTGTCGAGTGAATTAAAGTATCTTGATGTTCTAAAAATTCCCCACAATTGACCTCATCAACTAATTTGAGATTAACGTTATAATTGGACTGCTTATCAAAAACGCTTCCATTAGCCGTTGTTCTCGAACCAAACCAGATTTTCTTATGATCAATAGAAGCCTGAAGATGCTCATTTGCTTTTCTTAAAAAATCGCTTGTGAAATTTTGTTTAAAACAAATCTTATAGTCGCTTTTGTTAAATTCTCTTTTTAGTTTTTTAAGTTCTTTTAAATAATCGTTCCCCTCCTTGGCCGAGTCGAAATCTAAGAATTTCAAATTAATACCATTGGCTGTAAAAAATTCTGATTCATTACAGCTATCTAAGAATTGATATCCCGCATTATCAATAACTACTAACTCGATATTAAAATTAGTAAAAATATAAAATAGATAATTAATGTGATCTTTTAAATCTCCTCCCGCTACCGCATAACTATGTACCAAAGTCCCTTCGTAATGAGCCTTAGAATCGTCTACTTCTAAGAGGGACATAGCAAAAAAGTCTGAACTGGGGCTATTGGAAAACGATGGGTCAATTCCTAATATGTATTTAGATTCTGCATTTCCTTTAATAAGAGTAGTGGGACTTTCTCCATCGGGGATTGTGCATTCGTGCATTTTTTTTGCACTAAAATAACTATCGGACCCATCAGTAAATTGAGCGCAATACTCTCTTAAAAAAGAAGAGTGGGAAGAGCCTCCATCTTGAGCTTCTTGAATTACTGTTTTATCTATCATTTCTTCGGGTAATGAATCGTAGCCCATTTGAGAAATAAAATATGAAGCATCACTTTCTTCATCGGAATAAATTTTATTAGTCCACTCTTTGTAAGTCTTATATAAATTTTCAAAAGTGTAAGAGGCTGAAGATAAAGCGATCATTTTAGAATTATTTTCAAAAACCATTCTTTCCTCTTCTTTCATCGAGCCACTTTTTATTAATTCATCTTCTATGCCTCTTATTTCCAGCCTTTCCTTCATGTCTTGGGGCGCTACCAAGAAGGGCATTAATACAGTATTTACTAGCTCTTCTGGCAACAATAGAAACTCGTCTAATAAAAGAACGTTAGCTCTAAAGCCACGAATTTTTTCTCCGTTTAAAGGGATGGCCGTTATACTACCCCCATTTATCGCCCACTCAAATTGGTCATTTCTTTTTGATGGTTTAGCGTTAAAAGCTTGTCGCAAAAGCTCGGCTCCTTTAGAAGCTACTATTTTTTCTAAATTATTAAAAATAAAGCGAGCGGTACGAAAAGTAGGGCCAGCTATTAAGATTTTAGTGCCGGGATTAAAAATACATTGCAAAAAACAAAAAACGGAAGCAATAAAAGTTTTACCACAACCACGTCCCCATACACACATGGAGAAGTTCCTGTTCATCATACCCTTAAGCGTTATTTCTTGAAAGGGAGCTAGCTTTATACCTGAAATTAATTCGGTGGTAATACCTAAATTGGAACCAAGGTATTTAGCTAACGAAATGCGAGCCTCCTTTTCATCCAAGTCTCCTTTAAGTTTTAGAAGCTCCTTGTTAACTTCTTTAACTTCGTTTTCATGAATTGGATTAGAATACCACATTTAATTATAAGGAGTAAGTTCTCCCTTTTTCCTTACGTCGTAAAATCTTGATAAAAAATCATTATCAGTAGGCTTCTCTTCGTAAACGTAATAATAAGCAGCTAACGATAGTCTAACTTCATTATCAGGACATGTAAGCGGCTTTGGGAAGCCGTGTAAAGAATCGGAATCTGTATTAAAAATTACCATTCTATTGAAAATAGGATTCACTTCTTTTACTTTACATTTTTTTTCTCTCGACCATAATTCTAAGGCTCCTCCCCACTCGGGATTCCAAAATTTATTTAAAAAAACCAACACGTTTATTTTTCTTCTTAAACAAGTCTCGATATTATAATTAAAATCTTTATGTACGCCTAATTTTCCACCATTAAAAGTAGCGTGAATTCC